AATCCTCATCACAGCGTTCAAGGGTCAGTGAAAATTCTATCTTTTTCGCCTTACCGTAGCGATCAAACTCGGAACGGGTCGTATTCGTTTCAGTCAGCACATACATGCCGTAAATCTGCCCGACACCATCAATCAGAGGCCAGGGGCGTCCTGTATATGCCTGCGTGGTCAGCAACGAAAGCGACACTTCGCCACCTGTAATTTCAGGATAAAGCACGCCGGAAAGCACAATGCGATCATCACCTGCACCTATATACTGCCAGCTTGCTGAACGGTTAACGCGTTCATTTTTTACATGCCGCCAGCTTTTGTTTTGCTGTAACTGCTGATGCGGCAGTGTGCGCAGCTCAAAAACAAACATGCCGTAGATCATCATCATGGCCATGACTCCTCAATCTTTATCGTAAAAACTGCCACGTCCGGCACGGGCGCGCCGTTCCATCTCTGCCCTGACCATTTCACCGACCAGTTTCGCCAGTTCGCGGGGATTCTGCGTAACAACGTTATGCAGATGAACATGAATTTCACCGCCAAACCCGGAGGCAACAGGCTCCCGGTTACGGAAAGTTGCAGGAACTGATGCCACTGGAGAGCGTATGGCCTCCGCCACCGGGCGGGAGCTGGCCGCAACAACAGGGACCAGCGCCGGAGGCAGCGGAGCCGGGACCACGGGTGTGATATTAATTGCGGGGGCAGGCTTACTGACCTGCGCAATCTTCCGCTCCTGCCACTCCCCACGAACAGCAAGTGCGCGGGGCAGGTTCTTAAAGACAATATCGCCGGGGCCAATGCGTTTTTTCGTCTCATCAACCAGCTTACCTGTGTTATCAGCAATTTTGCTGAGTCTGCGTAGCGTCCCGGTATTGCTGTCTGTGAGCGGTTTGTTGTCTTTGGGTTTATCGCCTCCGGTGCCATTGCCATTTTCCGCAGACTTCGGCGGATTGATTTTCGCAATGTCTCCCTGAAACAGAGCGACCTTGTCCTGAAGAATGGCCGCACGCTGTGCGTCTTCGATTTTCTTTCTCGCCCTTTCCGCTTCATCCGGAAGCACACCGAGTTTTTCAAGTATCCACGCCAGCGTATCCAGCAACATTTTTGCAGGCGTCAGAACAAGTTGTAACGCACCGCCAAGAACGTTACCGAATATCTCGCCAGCACTGGTACATTTATCCAGCGTTTCCTTGCTGGACTCCATCGGTGACAGCAGCGATTTAAACCAGTTAAACACCTGGCTGATCCCGCTTCCGATTGCGTCAAAAACAGGACCAAACCGTTCAAAGGTTTCGCGCAACGGGGTCAGCCTTTCCATAATCCCGCTGAACACCCCGGCAAAAAATGCCCTGATGGGATCCCAGTATTTCCAGATAAGAACGGCAGCTCCGGCAAGCGCAGCCACGATAAGACCAACCGGACTGAACAACGCCCCGATAGCGCCTCCCAGTAAAGAAACGGAACCCGTCACCATTCCCCATAGTGCTGGCAGGACCCTGACAGCATTCATTGATCCGGTCAGGAGAGAAAAACCAAGACGCAGTTTTGCCAGCGGGCCAGCAAGCACACCAATAGCCAGCGACAACGAGCCAACCGTTGCAGTCATTGCCAGCAACGCACCGCCTGCTATCAGTAGCTGGCGCGTCAGTGCCGGATGGGCCTGCGCCAGCGCCGTCACCCTTGATACCACCCGCGTGAGCCACTGCGTGACAGAACGCAGCGGACCGTCAATCAGATCTGCAATGCGGATGCGCAACCCTTCCCATGCACTGCCGAGTGATTTCAGATCGCCGTCAAGGTTGTTGGCCATAACCTTTGCTGTGCGTTCAGCCTCACCGCGCGCGCCTTCAAGTTCTTTTCTCAGTTTGGGTAAGGAACCGTCACCCGCTGCATCAACGAGCGCCATAAACGATGTGAAAGCCTCTTCTCCGGCAATGTCCTTAAAGAACGATACCCGGTCAACTTCCCCGTATTTGCGGGTGGCTTTATAAAGGTCGGCCAGCACATCCTCCATCGGGCGCATTTTGCCCCCGGCATCCGAGACGGACACGCCCAGCTCTTTCAGCGCCTCTGCTGCTGCCTTTGGCGGTGATGCCAGACGAGCCAGGCTGGCACGCATTGCCGTCCCGGCATCACTCCCTCTGATACCCATATTCGCCAGCACGCCCGCCATCGCTGCGGCCTGCTCCAGCGATATTCCCAGCTTACCCGCCACCGGACCTGCATATTTCATGGTTTCGCCCAGTGCGCGAAGGTCAGTGTTGGTACGGGTAAACGCTGCGGTGAGCGTGTCGCCAACCCGGTCCATCTGGTCAGCAGAAAGGCCGAACTGCGTCAGGATATTTGAGCCAATATCCGCCGTCTCGCCGAGATCCATGCCGCCAGCCGTTGCCATGCTCAGCACGCCCGGAAGCGCAGCCTGAATGGCCTGCGGTGTGAAGCCCGCCATTGCAAGAAATGCCTGCCCACTGGCGGCATCGCCTGCGGTGAACTGCGTTTCAGAGCCAAGTTTTAACGCCTGCTCACGCAGCGCCTTAAACTGCGGGCTGTTCTGGTCGATTCGCGTCAGAGCCTGAACGCGGGACATCTCTTTCCCGAACCCAATCGCGGGCTGCAAAAAACGCCCGGCAGCATAGCCGCCCGCCGCTGCCGCACCTGTTGCCAGTGCACCACCTGTTTTCAGTTTTCCCGCGGTTTCCTGCGCGCGCGAATACCGCTCACGCGCACGTGTTACACGCGCAAGCGCCTGCCGTTCGCGTTCAAGCTGGTTGTTGTACTGTTCGGTGCGTCTGATGGCCTGCTGGATGGTGTTATCGCTGCCTGTCAGGGAAATGCCGTGGCGTTTCAGCTCTCCGCCAAGCTCCCGCATTTTCTGAATTTCCCGTGTGCGCGATTCATTCAGGCGTTCAAGCCGGGTGCTTAACTGCTGCATCAGCTTTTGTTGTTTTTCGCTGAGCACTGTACCCGTGCGTTGTAACTGATTAAGGGCGTTAAGCTGGCGTCGTGCTTTCAATATGCCAGCATCCGCTTTACTGACAGCGTCACGGGCGCGCTCAAATGAACGCGCCTGACGCTCGAGATTTTTGATCGCCCCCTGCGTTCGCTGGATGGAGTCACCAAACTGCCCCATCAGGCGGCGGGCGTTTTCGGCAGGCCGGGTCAGCCTGTCAACGGCGCTGAAAGCGACCCGGATATCAAGAGTCTTCATTGTCTGCATTCCCGCTGCGAAGTGCCGCCCGCTCACGCCAGCTAACCACTTCGCCGGGCGTCATCATGAAGATTTCGGCGGGCGACCAGTTAAAAATAACGGCAATATCTGCCACAAAGTCTTCTATGTGCTCAAAGCACACAACCGTGATCAGGCTTCCGTCGCCTGTTCGTTCTTCCCGCCAGAGTCCGCACCGCTCAAAAAATTTACGGCAACCACACATAACTGAATAAAGTCACGGGATGCCATTTTTTTGATCGTCACTTCATCCAGTCGCGGTGATGTCACGCGTGACAGCAGCGTAAACATGGATTCCGCTTTCAGATTCAGCACATCAGACAGCGACAAATCTCGCAGAGATCCAGCCTGCTCAATAGCCCCGGTGATCTCCACATACGTGATTTTTTCGCCGCCTCGCTCAATTGGTTGGGTAAGTTTTACGCCACGCTCACTGGTTTCTTTCACAGTGTCAGCAACTACCGTGTTTTCGGTATCGATGTTTTTCGTCTCTTTCATCAGGAAACTCCTTTCAGTCAGAGGCGACGCACTGCGCCGCCTGCATATTACTTATCAGCCAAGCCCAAGCGCGGAACGGATACGGTCAGGCACAATGTCCTTGCCGTCCTTCCGGTAGATGAAGTTCAGCAGGTCAATCTCCCACAACGGGCGATCGTTAACACTCAGCTTGTAGTAGGTGTTTTTAATGGCGTAAGTGTGTGATGTGGCTTCGCCCTGTTTGGCTTCCCCCATATCAATTTCCGTCACACGTCCGCGCATTTCGACTTCATACAGGTCGCTTTCTGCATCGGTGTAGTATTCACCCGCAAAACGCAGCAGCGTGCCGTCAATCGTGCCGCCATACTTAAGGAACAGCTCACGAACTGCGCCCCCCATGACAAAGCTCGCATCAAGCGCGGAGTCGTCCAGACCGAGATCAATACTTACCGCACCCATCATGCCGCCACCCCGGTAGCTGTCGGTTTTGCGCGTCAGCTTAGGCAGAGTGACGGACGTCACCTTACCCACTTCGTTTTCACCATCCACAAACAGCGTAAAAAAGCGAAGATGTTTTGGCACAGCCATCAGGCACCTCCCAGCACCGCAAATGCGGGTTCAAAGTATTCATCAGTAAACGTCTGGTAAAGCTCCATGTCTTCCAGTGGCGGAACGGGCGTATATTTGTAGCGAATACGCACACGTCCCTGACGTAAATTCGTGGTGCCGTTATCCACCACGTCATACCAGCACTCCGCACCAATCAGTTTCCCGGCAGTAACCAGCGAATCCAGTTTTGCTCTGATGGCACTGATAACATCCTTCACGTTCGCAGGCGTCAGTGGACTGTCGATGGTTTCAAACTGCGCTTCCGCAATTGAATCAGCCAGCACCTGTGCGGTTCGGGTATACACCTCAAAGATGTAGGCGTTCGTTTCCGGTGTGCGGTTGCCCCAGAAGCGGAACCCGTTGCGACGAATAATGGTCGTGATTTCTTTGTTGTTGAGGCTGTTGGCATCACTGTCTTC